GCCCAGCACTAACAAGGCTACGTTCGTCACACTAGGAGCCTATAAGGACGCCTCAGACTATCTCAAAGAGAACAAGGTCAGGCAATTCACTGCTGAATGGTGGGAAGCGAAAGCCTACCGCATGACGGGAGTGATTACCCTTGAGGACGCTTGGGGTGACTTTATCAAGCGTGGGACTGAGGAGATCATCCCATTCCCTGAGAGCTTTGGTATGCTGAACTCAATGCTCAACGGAGGCATTGCCGCAGGAGAGATCACCGTCATCGGTGCACTCACTTCTGTCGGTAAGACTACGATGGTCAACGAGATTGCCTATCACTTCTGGAAGAACACCAGTAAGACGATTGGCTGTGCGTTCCTAGAGGCTTCCAACGGTGAGGCTGTCGAGAACCTCTTGACGATCCACACAGGACACAACCTGTCGCTTGAGGATCGGACGAATATCGACTACGACCAGTTGCGGTCGGACATCATCACAGACGGGCGGATTCTACTGCTCGACCACAATGGTGCTGTCGATGCCGACGAGTTGTTCTTGAAGCTACGTGCGATGGTCAAGGGTAACGGTTGTGATGTAATTATCATTGATCCGCTACAGGCCGCAGTGACGAGCAACAGCAACGAGACGATTGACGAGTTCATGGATCGACTGCTCAAGCTCGCCAAGGAGACTGATGTGTCGATCATCGTCGTTAGTCATATGCGTAAGCCTAGCCTGACGAATCCTCACAACGTCAACGAGTACGACTTGAAGGGCTCTGGTTCAATTAACCAGATAGCGTTTAACACGATCCTACTCAGTCGTGACAAGATGGCAGAGGACGAGTATGCACGGAACAGCACACAAGTGCAGGTCGTCAAGTGTCGTCGCACAGGCATCACAGGCTCAGCCGGGTGGTTGTACTATAACGGACTCACTGGTCGCCTTGAGCGAGGAGAGAAGCCAGAAGTCCATGAAGCAAACACCATTGAGGAGTTCTGATGGGTGCCAAGAAACGATTCGACAAGTCTCTGTATGAGGCATACGACAAGAAAGCCCGTGAGGTCACAACAGCCTACTTAAAGACTCAAGGTATGGACGTCTGTGAACACCCCGACCGATATGCTCAGGACTTGATTGCCTTCTATCCTCTTGACGAGTGTGAATACAACGTCGAGTGTGAGGTCAAGATTGTCTGGGACGGTAAGGACTTCCCTTACGACTCTGTGCAGTTACCACAGCGCAAGCAGAAGTTCTTTGATGGTAAGACCAAGTTCTTCATCTGGAACAAGAACCTTGACACTGCGGTGACATTCTGGGACACTGATATAGACGACTTGATTCCTGTCGAGGTACCGAACAAGTACATCGCCAAGGGTGAATACTTTTATCAGATTCCAATGGAGCGAGTGGAAATTGTCTCAGCTAGTATTTGACATCGAGACCAACGGTCTTAACCCATCTATCATCTGGTGCATTTGTGGCATTAAAGATGACAAGATGTTCACACTTGAGATGCCGACTAAAGAGATGTGGTTGGAACTCATGGACGGTGTGACAGAGGTGATCGGACATAACATCATTCGTTATGACGTCCCAGTGGTTGAGCGGTTGTTAGATGTGTCGATCAATTGCAAGATGACCGACACGCTAGTGATGTCACGTTTATACAATCCACAGTTGGAAGGTGGTCACTCGCTTGCCGCATGGGGTGAGAGACTCAAGTTTCCAAAAGGAGATTACCATGATTGGACTGCACTTACGCCAGAAATGGTGGAGTATTGTCAGCAAGACGTTAGGGTTACTGAATGTCTGTATAAGACACTCAAGCAAGAGCTTGATCGGTTTGGAGATGACAGCATTGATCTTGAGCACTCAGTGCAGAGTGCAATTGCTCGCCAGATCACTAACGGATGGCTCTTAGATGAACGCAAAGCAACAGACTTAGTTGCACAACTACAGGAGAAACAGAATGATCTTGAAGAAGCCGTACATGAGAAATTTCGTCCGCTACCTACGTTCGTTAAAGAGATCGTACCTAAGTACAAGAAAGATGGTACGCTTTCTACGGTCGGTCTAAAGTTCCTTGGTGACAAGTGGACGCAGGTAGACGGTACATTTAGTCGTATTGACTGGCCGGAGTTCAACCTAGGCTCACGACAGCAAATCGGGAGGTATCTTAGGCTATTCGGATGGAAGCCGGATAAGTTTACGGAGACTGGTCAGGCTATTGTTGACGAGAAGACATTGGAGACTGTTACTGATATACCTGAGGCTCAGCTTATTGCGGAGTATCTCATGGTTCAGAAGCGGATCGCACAAGTCCAATCGTGGCTTGACGCAATCGAGGATGACGGTCGAGTGCATGGACAGGTCAACGCCTGTGGTGCGGTCACTGGACGAATGACGCACAGCAAGCCTAATATGGCTCAAGTGCCTGCTGTCGGTGCTCCCTATGGCTACGAGTGTCGTGCCTGTTGGATTGTACCTGACGGTCACAAGCTAGTCGGTGTCGATGCCAGTGGTCTTGAGCTCAGGATGCTAGCATCATTTATGAACGATAAGGAGTACACGAATGAAATCCTCAACGGAGACATTCATACAACAAATCAAAACAATGCAGGCTTGTCTACACGAGCTCAGGCAAAAACATTTATATACGCTTTCCTCTACGGAGCCGGAGACGCCAAGATCGGTTCTATTGTGGATGGGAGTCAGAGGACTGGAGCGAGACTTAGACAACGCTTTCTCGACAATACTCCCGCACTTGCAGAGCTTAGAGAAAGAGTCTCAGTCGCTTCCCAACGAGGCTACCTCAGAGGACTGGATGGACGATGCTTACACATCAGAAGTGAACATAGTGCCTTAAACACATTGCTACAGTCTGCCGGGGCAGTCGTCATGAAGAAAGCACTCCAGATCTTTACTGACTATGCACCCAAGTGGAATCTGACGTACAAACTCTTGGGGTCAATCCACGACGAATACCAAATAGAGGCACCTGAGGATCAAGCTGACAAGGTTGGTTGGCTCATGGTTGAGTGCATCAAGGCGGCAGGTGTTGCCCTTGACCTCAAGTGTCCACTGGACGGTGAATATAAAGTTGGAAATAATTGGGCAGAAACCCATTAGTGTGATATAATATTATCATCTTAAGGAGAGTAGAATGGCTAGACATATTTATACAGTAGAAGGCTTTGAAGAACGCCTATCAGAGCTCACGATTGGCACTGAAGACGTACAGCGGTTGATGGAGTTTGTCCGTCATCAGGAGAATTTTATTCAGAAGTTACAGGTCAAAGTAGAACTTGCTGAACGACTTATCGGTGAGTATGAGTTACACACCCGCTTAATGGAGAGTGAGTTTCATGTCTAAATCAATTCAGACGCTAGTAGACGATATCTACACGCTGATGACCTCTAGGGATGTACCTGAGGGAGTCGATGTCGATGCAGAGATTGATCGCTTTGGTGAGGCCATGAAAGCCCTCATGAAGAAAGAGTTTAAGCCTGCGGCAGTAAAGGATACTCGTCGCTTACGTTTGAGTGCGATTGGTAAAGATGATCGTCAACTCTGGTACTCGTACAATCAGTACGAACGGGAAGAACTGAAGCCACATACGTACATCAAGTTCATGTACGGACATATGATTGAAGAACTGATTTTGTTCTTGACTCGCCTGTCTGGTCACACAGTTGAAGACGAGCAGAAGCTCTGTCAGGTTGAAGGCGTCAAGGGCTCTATGGATGCCCGTATTGATGGTCGACTGGTTGACGTTAAGTCAACATCCACATTCGGCTTCAAGAAGTTCAAGGACGCTACACTGGCCTACGATGATCCCTTTGGTTATGTTGCACAGTTGAAAGCCTATGCACACTCTGAGGGCGACACCAAGTACGGTTGGATTGCGATTGACAAGCAGAACGGTCATCTGTGCTACCTTGAGTATGATGAGGAAGACACACAGGCTCCTGTACATTCATCAATCAACTACGACATTGCTGAGCGTGTACGCCATGTAAAAAAGCTAGTCGAGCTACCGGAGCCGCCAGACTTCTGCAACTCGCCAGTAGCGGATGGCAAGTCTGGAAACGAAAAGTTAGCCACGGGATGCTCATACTGCGACTTCAAACACCACTGCTACCCCAACTTAAGAGGATTTGCTTATTCTACTGGTATAAGGTTTTTAACCAAGGTAGAGAATGAACCGAATGTTCCTGAGATCACCTTGGAGAAACCGAATGGCAAAGAAGAAGGGTAAACCCCCAAAGGGATACGACAGTTGGTTTGAATATGAGTTACACCAAGGTGTGCTCAAGGACTGCAAGTACCATATTGGGACTGTCTCATACACGCAAGAGAAACTGTATGAGCCAGACTTTGAAATAGGAGACTACCTGATTGAGGCCAAAGGCCGCTTCAGGGACTCTGAGGAGGCTAGGAAGTATGTCGACATTCGTCGTAGCCTAGTCTTCGAAGAGCTTGTGTTTGTGTTTTACCACCCAGACACACCAATGCCAAGAGCGAGGAGACGTAAAGATGGGACTAAATTCACGATGGCTGAATGGGCTGACAAAAATGGTTTTAGGTACTACACTGTCGAGACCATTACTGACCTTCTTAAGGAAGCGGAAGTATGCTAACATTTATCGACGTATGTGACCGCTTAAAGCAACAGGATGAGATCAGTGTACTTGAGGTACTTGAGATCACCTCAGA